TGGATATATCTGGTGCCCACTTGTACCCACTACTTTCTTCAATGGCTTTTTCCACTACAGCATCAGGGTCCATAAGCCTATCTTTGATTTCCTCTATAGTTGATACTCTTACAGGCTTCATTTCTCAGATAATTTTTTGAGTATCTTTTTGAACGAGGTCATGTAATGGCAATCCTTAATAGAACATTTGCCATCTGGTGTAAGATTCTCGTTGGCCCCGCATTTAGTCATACCAGTTGCTTTATATGGACAACATTTGCGATGTGCTATACATGCAGCTTTAAACTCTACAGTGCTCATACTCTAAAAATTATTCAAAGTACTCCCTTACTTTGGTTAAACGGCATTTGAATTTGAACGGCATTACATAGTCTCCCCACCACCCAGTTAGAGGTAAAATACACCCTATAATGGCATAGTAGTAGAAAGTTTTTGCAACAGACTGATTTTTCTCATTATCCCAAAATAAATACATTCTAGCTTCTTCATCTTTTTCGGGGTCCACATATACCCAATGATATGACAACCTGATAAATAACCATTGCAGTATCAGGATATTTATCCATCCAAGGATAGTCATACCCAATACTTTCTTCCATACCCAGCTGTTTGTTTGCTTTACTTCTTTTCCCATAATCCGTAGGTTGGTTGAACGTTTTTAAGTCTATGATATATGTCCAGAGTTTTCCATATTGACTCTGCTTGTTTTATTACTACATCCTTTGCCTCCTGATGAGTACTAAAGGTATTCCATAATTCCGGAGTATAATTAATACATTTCAAACATTCTGGTTCTCCATCTACATGTTTTACCGTTATGTAAAAATATACTTCCCTATCTATTATATGACCAATACGTTCTCCCTCGAATATAATCTGAGCTTTAGGCTTAAAGTCAAATACATCCTTACTCATACGCCCGTGAACGTATTTATTCACTTTGAACCTTACTATCCCTGCCATATCAATCCATGTTTCTTTCAAAATATTCATAGAAGTCCGCATCCTCGGTTAACTGGTCCAGTAATTCTTCTACATCCATATCCAAATGGACTGATGCTCCGGATACTTGCAGAGTTATTCCATAACCATGGCTGCCAGAAGACCCGTGAAGTTTTAACTCCCTGGGCTTGTCTCCAGTATATTCATCTCTATAATGAATAATACCGTTTGAGTAATCGTAGCTCTTTACCTCTGATAAATGTCTTGACCCGTCCCAATTTTTCCAATGTGTAGTAGTATCAGGAGTATGGGGTACTGTTTTAGCATCCCACAACATGCAGACTACGCAGAAAGCTGATACTCCTATTATCATCTTCTTTGCAGCTTCCCAAAGGGTTTTAGCTTCATCTGGTTCTCCGTCTGAAGTGTAATATCTTTTCATAATCTTTTTCCAGCATACTTATTCCGGATTCTCTTTTCGAATGATTTACCTACTGATTCTCCATTTTGGATATCCTCTTTGAACATCCTGAAGTCGAAATCTGACAAGGAAGTATACCTGTATATTTTTTCTCCCTTGAACGTAATGATTACATCTCTGTTATCATAGAATACTACTTTTTTAATCCGAGATGAATCAGTAATGTGAAAAGTTTCCATCATAGTTACTGTCTTTTAAGCTCAAAATTGTTAAGGCCCATAGCTACCACATTATTTTCTTTCCTAAGTGCTTGGCAGGTAAATAAAATATCCCAGAGAGTGAAGACAGAATCAGAACTCATTTCCATTAAGTCCTCTTCCATCATATAGAGTGTACTCATTATAGTGTTAAACCATCTTTGGTTTAACCCATTTACCAGCATGTTTTCAATATCTTCATACCTATTGTTAAAGGTATCTTCCTGAACTCTTTGAAAGGCATATATGTATTCTTTTGCCATAGATTCTACCGCTTCTAGAGAAGTCCCATAGCATGGAAATATAATTTTCCATTTGTCTAAACTTTTATCCTCTAAAAGGGATTCCAGCGCCTGAATCTGCACATCCATGATCTTATTCCAGATTTCCTGGGCAGATAATCGCCTCTGCAATTTCAGTTTGATACAGCCTCGGTTAATTTTCATTCCTTTATAATATTTCGTTATGCAAATATAATGCTTATTATTATAATATGCAAATTAAATTCAGTGGTGTTGTATTGGCTAGTTCAACAAAGAACCCCGAACCTGGATGGAGATTCGGGGTAAAGAGGTTTCATAAACGATTGCCTATCGGGTTAATCTTCCTCTTTCTTTGCCTTCTTTTTCTTCTTCTTGTCCTTGCCTTCTTTCGAAGGTTTGTCGGCCTTCTTTTCCTTGGTCGGCTCTTCTTTCTGGGCCTTCTTCTCTTTCTTAGGAGCCGTCGCCTGAGCACCTGAAGCCAGCTCTTCAGCATACTTCTTGGCCTCTGCCTCGGCCTTATCCTTGGACATTGTCTTCAGGAGAGTACGCATCTTCTGGCGGTACTTCTTCTTCTGATCAGAAGTCATTTCCTTGCCGTCTACCGTCGGGTAGTCATAGGCATTGGGAGTGCTGGTGATCTTCTCCTTCTTGGGATGGGCTTCAGGCTTCTGATTCTTCTTAGCCTTTTCAGCAGCCTTTTCCTCTGTAGCTGCCCTGGCCTTTTTGTTCCCAAGGTTGATGATGTCTATCCAAGCCTGGATTTTCTTTCCATGCTTCTTATGGCCTGTCCAATCTTTCTTGGGGTCGAGATCATTCTCTTCCATGTAGGCCAGCATTTCCTTCTGAGCCCTGCGTGCCTTCTTTGCGGCCAGGTCTTTCTTGCTGATGTCTTTTGCCATTGTGTTGAGTTGATTAAATAAAAACTAGTTTGAACTACCTTTGCATGTTTATAGTTTGGTCAGGGAGTTTTTGGTCTGTACTTCCTTTATCTCTGAGATGATTATTTCCATCCCTTGGAGATTTGCCATCAATTTGAGATGGGCAACTGCATCCTCCTGAGAGATATTCGTGTATACAATTCTGTACCTTTCACCAGAATCTTTGTTTTCAAAAGTTATGGTTAAAATGTTTCCATTGGCCAAATCTTCTATGCGCTTCGCTAAAGATTTTACCTTACCTATTTTCAGGGTCTTATCTTTGATCAGAGCTTGCCTTTTACCAATAGACAGTCCAGGCATAGATAACCTTGTATCTATATCTTGAACCATTTTGGTTAGTTCTTTAATCCGATATATCAACCCTTTGACTGAGGAGTTAAATTGTCCCATTGAGGCCTTTGAATAGTAGTGTCATTTCCTATTTTCTGGGCATATTCATCAATCAATTCCTCTGTTCTAGAGATAATATATTCTGTCATCATTCTATTTTCTTCAGATATATCTTTTTCTTCCTCTAGCAACAGCTGATATGATTGCAGCTGATTACATAATGCCAGATATATAATGCTATCATCGTCTTGCATATACCTATACAAAGTGGGGAGGCCCACCCTTAAACCTTTGGAGGGCCTCCCCTGTATGACTCAAGTGTTGATGTACGTGGGAATATGTGCTCAGGACCTATTCCTCTTCGTCTTCATCCTCCTCGTCATCCTCGGCTTCGGCTGCTTTCCCTTTCTTGCCCATGCCTGGTACCTTGGGGACCAGCGTGCCGTGCTCTTTCTTGGACTTGACGGATACCCCCGGAATGGTAGTATTCGAGACGGCAATCACTTTGCCGTCCTTGTCGGTTACGACTGAGGTGATGAGAACTCCGTACTTCCGGACGTTCATAGCGAAAGTTTTTGCAACGTTTCCACCGCCCAGGTCGATGATGTCGCACTGTTTGCTGTTCGGTCGCTGACCAGGTGCCCTATTCTTGAGTCGCTCTTTCATGGCCTCTCGTTTGGCCTTCTTCTCTTCTGCAGTAAGTTCTTTCTTACCGCCCTTTTTCGTTTCCTCTTTTGCAGCCTTTGCTTCTGCTGCCTTTTTCTTAGTTGCCATGTTATATTGAATTAGATGGTTTCTTTGATAAGGGAACTCCAGGCTTATTACCCTTGCCTATGGAGTTAGTTCTGGATTATTACCTGAAGCTCCCTTGGATTTGGTTATAGTCAGAAGGACCCTTACTTTTTCTTTTTCTTGGTGTCCTTCTTGGAAGCGGCCTTTGCCTTGGGCAATGTGATGTTCAGTTCCTTGGCCACTGCCTTGCGGAGTTTCTCAACATCTTCCTCGTCGAACTCGTCGGGATCCGTTTCGAGTTCCTTGTCGTCGCAGAGGTCTTCGAGAGCTTCGAAGTCCATGCCAGCCAGGTCTTCTGGGGTTACTTCGTCATCCTCTTCTTCGTCCTCATCGTCGTCTTCATCTTCATCTTCGTCATCCGAATCATCGTCATCCTCATCTTCCTCGGAATCCTCGTCGTCATCGTCAGAATCTTCTTCGTCCTCCTCATCTTCATCTTCATCGTCAGAATCCTCAGATTCCCCGCCGAAAATTTCCTCGGCATCTTCTGCCGAAATGGGAGTCAGGAGTGCATAGGAGCCGTCATCGTATTTGATGAGAATTACCCCGTTAGAAAGAACCTTACGTTCTACCTCTTTTGCTGCAGCTTTTTTCTTTGCCATAATTAAATTGATTAAAGGTGTTTGAAAATGTTTGAATGATTATAGTTTCGTGATAAACTTTTGAGTATATATCTCTCTGCTTTCTTGGACTGCCATAGCTTTCAAGAATACGTTTTTATCCCTGATAGCTTCTACTTTCTGAGTGAACTCATTCTGGTTTTTTACTTCAAAAGGTTCACCCTCCTGATAATAGGTATCGTCCACCGCATTATCATTTTTGGTGTAATACCTTTTGACTCCCACTATAAGTTTTACTCCATCCCAGGGATTTTCTGGCTCCCTCTTAGTTACTATGGTCATTTCGCTATTCCATTTTTGTATGCAGTATAATAGATTCTTACATATCCTTCTGGTCCTATCCCAGAATTCAAAGCAGTATGAATATCTCTGTAGCCTTTTTTCATTGCCCTGCAATCATGAGCAAAATGTTCGGGATAAATATAATAATCTCCACATACTGGTTGGTTAGTTACCAAGTAAGCATACCATCCAGATTTCATTTTCATAGGGAACTCAGATCTTGGAACAAATCCCTGTGATAATAGTTCTTTGAGAATAAACTTATCTTTTGATCTTTTTCTTACCATAGGTATACCACCAAGCCTTTTCAATACTGCTTCTTGATATTCTTCCCAGTGTCTTTTAGTCCATCTTATGGAACTAATAGCAGAACGTTTAGTTATAGCTCTATATGCAAGAGCTACTTTAATTTGAGCCCAGGTTAAGTTATTCTTCTTCGTAAAGAGCCTTCTTTCTCTTGGACTCAATCTCTTTAGCCTTCGATAGCTTAACAAGCTTTTCCGGAATAGGCTTGAGAACAGTTCTATATTCTTTTGCTCCATAATTAAACTTATCTACCAAGTTCAAAAAGTACTTTTCTTTATTTTGAGAACTAAGTCTCTTTTTGCGAGCTAATCTTTTCCCTAATTCCCTTTTAGCCGAGTCCTTTGAATTTCTATAGGCTTCAGTTAATAATACCTTAGATATCGGCTTCTTTCTTTTCCCACCAATTAGTAGAGATTGACCTATAACAAACTTCTTCTCTAAAGCTGTTTTCCCCTTTATCCAGTGTACTGATTTTAGATTCTCTCGGCCATAGTAAGTTAAAAACCTTTTTCTGGCTGCTTTCAATGAATAGAATCCCTGTAATACTACTGCTGGTTCTCCTTTATAGTTATAAGACCAAGGATACCACTTATGAAGATATATCTTGATATCCATTTCTTTGATAACTTTTCGGAACCTTTGGTAATATTCTTTTCTCCTCCTCTTTTCCAAGAAGTATGCTCTTACATCGGGAGGTAGAGAATCCGGGTCTACTACTCCGTTAATCCTGGTAGCTTCTTTTAAGCATTCCCGGTATCTATCTAGAAAGCGTTTATTCCTTTCCCTATACTTATGAACCTTGATTTTTCCACATAGTACTTTCCTTTGCCACTCTTGTTTTCTTCTTCGGCTTAATTTTATAATCTGAGGAGGTACCCATGGTATTCCCAATCTGTAACATGATTCCTCGAAGTCATCTGCATTCTTAAACCTATAGACTCGTGGCATATATCTCTACTCCTTCTTTTGTTTACGAAGTGCTGCCCGATACCATTGCTGAATAGATTTCTCCTTGGCATCTGGAAATCTCTTTTGCACTCTCCTGGTAATTCTATCAATTGACAATCCTTTGTAAGTTAATTCGAATACGTAGGATTTCTTAGTTCCTTTCCAAAGACCATTATCATCTTTTTCTTTCTTAGGTTTTTTAGGTTTCTCCAACCCCTTTACCCTTTTGGTCTTCTTCTGTTTGGTGACTGCATCCTCACCGATGAATCCCAGATTAAGTTGATAATTCCTCATCGGGTCATCTTTAGGATATCCAGCAAGTTCTAATTGCTGGTCCATCCACTTATCGTATTCATCGATGAGAGCATTATCCGGCTTATTATCCGAATGATGAATCCATGATGCCAGTCCATTGTAATCAGCTGAACAAGCATCTGGGAATGGCATACCAAGAGCAACTGCTCTTCTCTTCATGTCCTTGTAGGTCATATTCTCTAACCCACTTCCCATGACCTTAAGCTTTTCCCTGTTTAGCTTTAACGGTCTTTTGTCTTTTTTCTTACTTTTGCGCATATCTGTATAAGTATAAAATTTTATTTCTTATTTCCTAATGCAAATATAATCAAATTTCTCGAAGTTGCAAAATAATTGAATAAAAATTCTAAGAGTTTGATTTCAGAGTTCTTTTCCTGCGTAGTTTATAGGCTGTATCTAGAGTTTCACAGGTAAAGTCCATGTTATTTATTGATTTGTAATTAATAGCTTTCTGGATAACCTCCCTGTACTCCTTCCAAAACTTCAAGCCTCCTTTACTATCTACAGTTTTTTCAAAGTATTGAGTTGCCAATAATCCAAATGTGTCTGCAATAGTTTGGCTCTCAAAGATGTATATCCTTAAATCGGTTATAGCTTTGATTATATCATCCTCACGTTTGATTGGCATTACTCCATATCCTTCTTCAGGAAAAAGCTCTTCAGATACAATAGCTGTGAAATACCTTCTACTTGAGGGTCCATTCTTCCAGTATTCGGTTATCAACTGCCTTATCTTGAAGTCAGGTATTCGATGTAAGTAAGATAAATATACCTTGTCTTTTTTGGTAGACCTTCTCTTGTATGCAGTTGGAGCTTGCAATATCCTGGGCATTATCCTATAGTTATTCCACCTATCAAACTCAAGAATCAGAGCATAAAGGTCTTTGTCCCATTTATTCTCTGATTCCTTCAGCCTTTTCATATTCTTTATGATACGTGGATTGGTTATAGAAGTTAATAACCATGAAGAATCTCCTGAATGTATTTTAGCTTCTTCTTTAGGTAGCCTTTTAACTATAGCCCCGAATAAATAATCCCTAAACCTTGGCTCTATGGGAGATTGAGGATTTACTAGTGAAGGATGTAGTTCAAAGTAATCGGAGAATAATTTGAAGAACTTTTCAGCTCTGGCCTTTAGTTCTAAATACTTGTAGTGAGACATCTTGAGAATTTCTCCAGCTTCCCAAGTTGATAGACCCTTGCCTTGTATAAACATAAGGCTAGCCCTCTCTTGCTCAGTCAAACAGTCCCAAGCCAATTCTTGATGTCGTTCCATGTTAGTATTGTTTGTTCATAAGAATCTCTTCGGTACTACCGTCTGGAATTCGAGATAAGTCAGTATCATAATCGGTTGAATACATTTTATACTCGTCTGATTCATGATATGCTGAATAAAGTACATTCTCCATTGGTACTTCTATCTCTAAACTACCATCCATTTCTGGGTATAGCTTTACCAACATCTTTCTCGTATTTAGATTACTTTCGAGTATTATTGCTGGTATTCCCTCAAACGGATATCCCCTTAATACAACGTAATCTCCAATAGCAACACGAGTAATATCATTTACCGAGAATATCTTATTTTCTTTAGACATTCTGCGATATTTCTTTACTTCTTCTTTAGTTATGGTGGCTACCATTGAATAATCATCAAAGTCCTCGGCATTATCTACTCTAAGCCTTTTTCTTTTTGGTCTGTAGTCCAAAGACTTCATAAATGAAAGTATACCTGGGATGTCTCTCTTTAGTTTGTTTAAGTAGTATCGGTCAAAAGCTTTTTCTGGCTTCATCTTTATGAACCCATAGTTGAATAACAATGGTACATCTTCGTACTCATTCTTACCTTTCCTTGACTTCTTAAGTACGCTTATGGTTGGTACTATGGCTTTCACATGTTTATACCCCCTACATTTCAAATCAGAATTGATTCTCTTGTAGAATTTCCTGTCAAGCCTGAATATACAGTATACATAGGGGGTCTTCATATTATTTTAATAATTTACGTACATACTTATGTAAATCGCTGTAATCTACCAGTCTCTGTACTTCTCTGAACATATAAACAAAAATATGTATTTTGGGAGTACTTACTTCCATCCGAGACATTTCGGGAGATTGGGTTTTTAAGAAAGAATCTACTTCCTCATTTACCATAAAGAATGCTTCGCCTTTAGGCATAGAATTATACCTCATAATAAGTACGGGTATCTTATTAGCTCTTTCAGCATCTCTATTAGCTTGAGTCCAGAAGCTATTTATCTTACAACTCTTCAAACCCAACAGTAAATGTTCAAATTTTATATCCTGGTAACTTTTGCATTCGATAGATAGAGTAAATCTTTTGGCATGCTTTGGGTCAGAGCATACCACATCTGATGATATATTATCGGCTTTTTTCCATCTTAATCCCCCACTAGCAGGTGTTCTAGAAAATTCATATCCAGACCAATTTTGGAAAGCTTTACAAACGGATCTCTCAAATCTATTTCCCTTACTTTTACTATTCTTTCTCATGATTTTATACCTTTATGACCAATAGTCACTAGTGGTATTGTGAAAGGCCCCTTTCTCTGGTCACAGTAAGCACCCTGGCATTATGAATTGGCAATGATTCCTGGTGAGATATGAGGTATAGAGTTTTGTCTTTATATATCTTTCTAATTAACCCTATAACCAACTCTACATATTCTGAACTGAGGTTTTCAAATACCTCGTCCAAAAAGGCAATATTTATACCCTTAGCTTGGGTCATCATCTCATTCATAGCAAAGGCCATAGCTAAACAGACCAATTGTTTCTGACCACCAGATAATTCCTCGTATGATACCTCTATACCATCCATGATTATCTGGGTATTGAAGTCCTTCTTTACTCCTTGTATATCTACATAGAATAGGATACTGAACCCAAGTACGTCAGAATATGATTCGAGAGTTTCATTCAAAATATCCATTGAGCTCTCAAATAAAAATGCTTTTATACCTCGGTTCCCAAGAGGGTCATCCATTACCCATTTGTAATTATCAACCTTTTCCTTCTGACTTTTCATTCTTTCTTCTACAGTTGATAATTTCTTGGTTAAGGTTGAAAGCTGTGATTTATATTTAGTTATTAACCCATTATTTACTCCTACTTTCTTTTCTGAAGAAAGCCTTTTGATTTCAGATTCTACTTGTTCTATCTCTCTTTGTATCTTCTTTACTTCGTATTCCTTATCCATAAGTTCTTCCAGTTCATCCCTATAATCAGATATTCTATCAGATACCCTGGAATATTTACCCTGTAACCTTTCAATATCTCCAAAAGCTTTCTTTACCTCAATTAAGCGTTTCAAAGAGTTCTTAATATCACCCCTCTTCAATAACTTTATTATTCCCTCAATAAACTCTTCTAGAGATACCTTAGTTTTCTTCCTGGCATCATTTATCTTATTGAGAATATCCCTTTGATTTTCCTTTGCCTCTGATAGCTTCTGTTCAATTCTGTTTTTCTGAGTTACTGTCTCCTTAAGCTCATTTGATTTTTTAGCCTTAGCTAGCAGTGATAATCTCTTCTCAAGAACTTTAACCTTTGAAGAGATGTCATCTTTCATGGTATTTGACTGTTTCTTTAGGTCATCAACCATCCTTTTAACCGACTGATTCTTATCTTCTAGAGTTCGGTATCTTTGATAAATGTCCTGATACTCTTTCAGAGCTTCTGTATAGTAGCCCTTAGCAATATCTCTAGCTTTAGATATATATTCTAACTCAAAAATCTCCTCAAACAGTTCTTTCTTGTCAGAGGAAGATTCCTGTATCAGTCTTTTCATGCCTTGACCGAAAAGTACTGAGTTCATAAAAAGGCTATACGACATACCCAAATCAGCGATTATAAGCGCCTGTATCTCCCCCTTACTTTTCTCTTGTACTTCAACAGCATCTATCTCATAGATAAGTCTATCTTTGCCCTTGGCTCCATTTACTTCACCCTTATATTTAAGACATCTGGTTATCTTATGAGTCCTACCATTCTTACAGAAGTATAATTCTACCTTGGTTCCTTGATAAGACTTTGGTCTGTATTTCTCCCAGGTATTCACATCTGATTTACCTTTTAGATTCTTACCATAAGCACCCCAAACTAAAGCGGATAAGATGGTAGTCTTACCTTCTCCTGTAGCTCCTCGAATTACGGTTATTCCCTTTGAACTTAGGTTTAATTCCAAATGGGATATTGAACAGAAGCCATCGATTATAATATTGCCAAACTGTATCATTCTGCCTCCTTAATTACTTTTAATAATGTGGCCTTTTTATTTTGGTCTTTTATACCTTTTGCCCTCATATATCTCCTTACCATTGTTTTCTTAGTAAGTTCCCGAGTTATTTGCGGAGTATCTTCCACCGCCACAATCCGAGACTTGCTAGCAATGACAGTATAATAATTCCCATCATCCTTAATTTCATCTTCTGATGATACATCCACAAATTTAGGAAAGCCTTTGAATGGCTTGAATTCCATTGAGAAGTCTTCATATATCTTCCAATATCCAAGTTTACAATTACGATCCGTTCTCCTCTGTTGTAAGGGAGCTCCTACCATGTATACCTTTTTACCCAGCCTTTGAGGTTTATGAATGTGACCTATCAATACTGATTTGAACTTAGAGAGTAGATTCACATTCAAATTTTCTACAGTTCCAACTTCAGTATTGTCTGTATCTTTAGCTCCGGGATAGTCAGTATGTAATAACAAAATTGTTGGCTTTAGCATCGCTTCTTTCATCTCGGCTTTTATTAGACCATCTAATCCTTTGTTGTGGTCTAAGTAAGGAATACCTACTACTCTGAACTTATCAAACTCATGGTAAGAAAAGTCCAGATTATGTAAGAATGAATATCTACAGCATAGATTTGCCCAGTGTGAGGGAGATTTACTGGTTATTGAATTACTTTTCTGCATATCATGGTTCCCGGATATACCATATATGTTAAATTCCTCACACCTATTTAACTCTTCGAAATGTTCGATTATAATTTCATCAAGCGAAGTACTTATATATTCTGGACGGTGCATAAAATCTCCGCAAAAGAATGCCGGACATTTATACTTGATACATAAGTCCTTAATCAAATAGAGGACCCTTATATGATTCAGGGTCCTCTTGTTATCTTCATTGAACTTAGAATATTCCCCTAAGTGCAAATCAGAAAATGCTATACCTATTACCTTCATAGGTTAAGAAATTTCTTTATTAAGTGTTTTCTCTTTTCGTAGTTCATCTCATCCAAAATGAGAACCTTTACCTTGTAACCCATAATATCCAAAGTACCCGTATTCGGTATATCATTTATATACTGTACAATCTTTGAATCAGGTTTATACCCCCACAGATCAAGTATACCATACATTACTTGTGATACCTGGAATTGATAGTACTTTGACAATACTCGTTTACCGTTATCTTCTGTTACCCATTCATTAAAGAAGCTTGATGAGAAAGGTATGAAGATTAAATGAGTACATTGTTGACCTAATAACATACGACATAAGTCTACTGCATGATCTAAGTCACATTCTGCTAATCTATGAGATAGCTTATTGATAAAGTATGCTGCCGAATCAAAATATGACCTATCCGTTACAAAGCTATCTTCTCCTCTAAAAGCTTTGTTACGAAGGTTAAGTACCTGCATATCTTGCATAAATACAGTCTTCGCATCTTGCTGAATCATGTCAGCATGTGGCATGTCTTTGGTTTCTGGTACCAAATCCGAATATGACCCAGATATGAAAGGTATCTTTAACATATCTGCTACTTCTTTGGCAATTGTTGTTTTTCCAACTCCTGAAACACCAGTGAACATTATTTGATATTTCCTACCGTTGTACATAATGTTTTAGTTTTTTGAAAGGTTCCAAAAAATCGGGTATCTTGAAAGACCTAAGGTTAAACTTATCTAATACCATGAATAACCTATCTTTCCTTTTATTATTAGTACATCCTTTTACCCAAGGGACTTTCTTAATCGGGTGCAGGGTTAATGCAGTTCTCAAATCTATTAGAGGCTTGTTCTTTTTGTATAACTCTTCTAGCTGATCCCTTTCAATACCCTTGAACTCTGCTCCTTTTGCATTTATGAAGTCTGATATACTCCCATATTGTTCCAAGAAAGCTTTAGTCTTCACTTCTCCCATACCGTAGTAACCAGGTATGTCATCAGATTTATCCCCGTTTAGTATTAGGTAATCAACGCATTCCTCTGCAGAGTAACCCATAATACCCTTGCAAGTTTGATTTAGGATTAGAGTATCTTTGTTAGGATTGAATATCTTGACTCTTTTGTCTAGTAATTGACAGAAGTCTTTGTCAGAGGATATTATGAGAGCTTTACCTGGATGGTTTATTGCCAACCAAGCAATGTAGTCATCTGATTCATATCCCAAGCCTTTTCTATCAATAATCATCTGAACTCCGAGTAATCTTAGAATCCTTCTCAACAATGAAAGTTGTTTATTGAAGTCTTCATAATCCATACTTATCTTACTCCTATGTGCTTTGTAACCTTCTAGTAGACCATTACGGAAATTAGACTCTTTACTCTGATGGGTATCGAATGTAATTACTACGTGGCTTGGTTTGAAACGAGTTAGGTATGAACCAAGTATTCTTAAGAACCCATACACCAATCCGGTACCAGCTCCATTATTGGCTTTTAAGTTCTTAAACTTATGATATGAACGGTGAGCAAGGTTACTCCCATCCACTACCATAAGCATCCTCGGTTTTCTACCCCTCATCCGGTATGTATTCTTCTTCTTCTGCATCTTCAGATTCTATTTGAGATTCATAGTCTAAGTCTGCATCAACAGGGAACATGTTTCGTGTTATCTTCTTTAGCTTTCGCTTAGTTGTTCCTATGGTGTTTATTCCGGCAGCCTTTAATAATTTTTTCCTTAACTCACCATCCTCCTCTATTAACCTGTGGAAAGCATCTTCTCCCCGGCATAGTTTCTTTCCTTCGAACATATATGTTCCACCACTTAGCTTCTCTATTACTCCAGCATCTTCCAGGGACTCTTCTAACCAGAAGTATCTATCAAAACCAACTTCATGATATTTAGGATTGAAATATATAGGAGCTTTGGATATAGTTTCACGAGGAGGAGATACCTTATTCTTTTTCATCTGAACAGTCACGTATTTACCTGCTCGTCTTTCCTTGCCTTTATACTTAATCTTGAGAGTTTTACCCGAGTAGAATGCTAATCGTATTGAAGCATAGAACTTGAGTGCTGCCCCACCTGGAGTTGTACTTGTATCTTGACCGAATCCGGCTCCCAGTTTACTACGTAATTGATTTATACATACCATTGTTACTCCGAGTCGATAGAATAATTCGTTCCTTATTCGGAACATTTTATATATCTGCTTGGCTCGGTTTCCCATCTCAGCTTTACCATCAGCCATCTTAGCATCTATGGCTTCTATTGAATCAAGAGCTGCTATTGAGTCTATCACAACTATGATAGGCTCATTACTGGTTAACTTAGACCTCCAGTATATTGCTAAGTCTGCTATAGCATCAGATATGGTTTCTATCCTGGTGTCATTTAATACTGTTACTCGTTCAGGGTCTAGACCATTTTCCTCTGCCCAGGAGTTCATCCATGCCTGTTCAGCATCTACCCAAATCACATGACCTCCTAATTGCTGAGTTGCATAAGCAAAGTTATAGGCTATAAGAGATTTACCTGAAGACTCCTCGCCCATAATCTCTATAATCTTACCAAATGGTACACCCCCACCCATCTGATAATTGAGAGCAAAGAATGTGGATGGAATCCATAATCCGTGATGATTTATGGTACTGGCCTTTAATTGGAGAGATGACCCATATTTCTTGAGTATCTCATTTTGTGTGGGTATCTTAAACTTCTTACCTCCGGATTTACCAGTGGCTTTGGTTTTCCTTGCCATACTTGATTATTTATTAAAGATGAAAAAGTGGGATATAAAACTATACCCCACTCCTACTTTAGGTATATATCTAGAGATTTTAGATATCGCCCTTATATTTCTTCTTTTTATTGGCTAAACCCTTTCTTTTATTGCCCGATTTTTTCTTTGGCATATCATCTTCATCGTCTTCATCCCCCTCGTTAAGGAATGAAGCCAACTTCTCTTCGAGTTCTTCGTAAGGAAGGATATTTGCCCGTATTGCTTTCTCCAGGTCTACCTCTCCCCTATACTTCTTGTCCAGCTTGGTCTTCTGGCAAGGTGATACCGAATAACTGGTGTCATTCTTGCCAATACCGGTACGAGTAATTTTGATATCGTACCCCTCTACTGGGTCTGTCATATCACCCCAGTCCTCTTCATCGAGGTAAAAGTCGATAATATCCTGATATACCGAACGTGGTACCATCATCGGTTTATCAACCCTATCTGGGTCGATCTCTTTACCCTTAGTATCTTTGTACCCAAGTACCCCTATGAGATACTTTCTCTTTGGTACCAGTTTCGAGGCCAATGCCTTATCATCTGGGTCGTCAGAGTTCTTAAGCTCCTGGAACTTATCCATGAAAGGACATGGCTCATCGAAAGTTGCCGGAGATATGATACCTCCCTCCTTTGGTCCAAGGTAGAATTGAATAATCTCTATTCCTAATTCCTCGTCTGCACCACGAGATTTGATACGTACTCTGGTAGTTCCTTCTTTCGGGTAGATTATTCCACCACCTCCACTACGCTTTTCCAGGTCCTTCTTCCTGGCAAGCATCTTTTCTCGGGTAGTCATTACACTGCCCTTTTTCTTGGTTGTTTTTTCCTTTTTCATGGCTTTATTTATTGGTTTCGATATAAAGTATCTCGTTCAGAGATAATATAGTTGTTACTTGATTGGGAAGGTCTACTACATCTAGTTCTTTACCAGCATACAGACCGTAAGTAACTACCGCTCCAACCTGAAGACCAGGATATTCTTCACATTGTTCATCAGTGATGGGTCCTACCTGAATTACTACTCCCTTGCGGGGTACTGTATCTTTATCGTGTTCCTGAGGGATATAAAGTCCTCCTTTGGTTTTGGTATCTGCAGTTACTACTGGGGATACAATAAGTACTCGACTTCCTGTGGGAGTTCCTAAACCGTTCAGTTTACCATTCAACTCCTTTGCTTCTTTGACCGAAATAAGGTCTAACTCAATTCTTGACATATTTACTGTTGTTTACGTAAGTTTGCTGATACAGTTCTTAAAATATTCTCTCGTGATTCGTAAGCTTTACATATACTTATCATTTTACTCGCATTGTACTCAGCCTTCATATATCTTTTCAATGCTCCCTGATAAGCTTGGTTGTTCTCTGCTTTATGAGCTGCTGCGTCATTGTTTACATTACCTGATTCTTTATAGTAAAGCCATGCCTTACTATAAGCCTGATCTTTTGCCTTTTCAAGTTTATCCCTTTTATATATAAGCCTATCCCTTACCATCACCAATAGAGCATAATTAGATGGACTTCTACGTAAAGACTGATTGACCAAGTTCTCATCAATCATGAGTTCCTGGTCTAAATCAATCTCATAGGTTTTCCCTTGAAATAGAATCTTTAGTGTGTTTTTCTTAATCTGGGATAGACGTACTATCTTTTGCCTTTTTTCCATATAACACCTCTTTCACTGAAGTATTTATACATGGTCATAATGCTTATTCCATATTTGACCTTTATCTGTAGGTTACTCATACCACTCTCATAATCTTCTATCATCTTATTTATAGACTCCTCACTCAACTTAAGGCTGGGGATATTAAATCTACCGTCTCTTATACATTGTTGAGTATTCTCTTGGTTAGTACACCAATATAGATTTTCTACTTTATTATTTTCTCGATTATTATCCTTATTACCCACACACGGTTTATTATCTGGGTTTGGAATGTAGATTAAAGCTACCAACCTATGTATATTAAACGTATACTTAATCCCCTTATTATTTCTTAGGCTTACTATCAAGTAACCATTGTTCTTCTTTCTCTTAGCCATTTTCCTCCAAGTAACTCTATCTCTATACTTAGAGTACACATTACCTTCTCGAGTAACATGGTAACAATCAAAATCTGGTATATTACCTTTCATACATTCTCTTCCTAAACTCTCTCTTATTTTTCTCTATCTCTTCTGGATATAACTTAGGATAATCTTCTATTTCAATACCTTTGAACTTACGATGTTCCTCTAAGTACTCATCAGGATTAAAATCTGGTTCAAGCATTTTCCTATAATCATATCCAGGAATAAAAGGTAGTTCCTCTGCCATAGAACGCCCGATAACGAAGTCCATTGACATACTTACGTCGTCTATCTGGAAGTTGAAGTATTCTTTAGTATTTGGGTTACGGCAAGTTTCCCAAATCTCGTATACTACCCAGGTATTTATATATTCGGGACTTACCAAGTAATAGGTAGCATCATGAACATTACAAGTCTCTTGCATAAATGGTAACTTACCTTGCCTCATTTTCCAATAGTTTAGGATTGAAGCGAATAAGTTCATATCTGATGCAGCGGATTGACATGGCATATTAACTGATAATCGTACTGCGTATGCAGCTTCTTGCTCATTATCAGAATATACTTGAGGTAACCTTCTTTTCCTGCCAAACAAAGATTTAATATATCCATGTCTTACCAATACTTTCTCCTGGTTAATCATGAACTTCTTAATCTTCGGATGTTCTTGGAAGAACTCATTCAACTGTTGTTGAGCTTCATCAGGGGTTACGATAATACCAGCTTTCGGGTCAGATAGTTTAACTGCAAGCAGTTTCTTCTGAATACCGTAGATAATACCAAAACATATCTGCTTTGCCTGTTTCCTTCGATTTTTCCAAAGCTTGTAATCAGGGTGTTGTTCATCGCTGTAAGCTTTGTTTGCTTCATCGTATGATACTCCATACTTGTTTGCTGCAATAGCAAGGTGAGGGTCCTGACCCTTAGCAAATGCCTCAAGATAAGTCTCATCTCCTGAAAGGTGAGCCATGATTCTTAACTCAGCTTGTGAGTAGTCAAGTGCCATATATAGTTTACCATTAGGAGCTACTAACTGTTTCTTGATATTAGCATCCACAGAAGTCTTGGGTATCTGCTGAAGGTTTGGTTCAGAACTACTTAATCGTCCCGAAGTAGTACCAATGATTTTGAATTGACCATGAATCCTATCATCGTCCTGTACCTTATCATGCCATCCCTCGATGTATGTTGTATACATTTTCTTTAACCCTCTTAATTCGAGAAGATTATCCAGGAAAATTGCTTTGGGATTTTCGGGATTTTTAACCGTTAGTCGAAGTTCTACCAATGTATCTTCATCGGTACTCGGCTTATCGGTATCACGATTAGTTTTTTTATCCTTGGTATATTTTATGATAGGGAATTTGAACCCCTTTTCGGAATACAACAGTAGAGGTAAATCAATTGTACTTCCCAAGTTTACTTCTCGGGTTAATTCCAATTCTTTTTTAGTGGTGAATACACCAGCTCGTATATTGGATATTTTTTGCTCCCTGCTTGCTATTTTCCGTGCATCCTTGGGGCTATTATAATCCAGATTTTCAAGTTCACTTTCAATGGATGCAAGGTATTTGCTTATTCTTTCTTGGACAAGCCATCTAGAGAATTTTTTCACTCGTGGAAGATTCAAGCAATTAGAAGTTGCTTGTTCAATTTTTGGCTTGTAAGATTCAAGCAATTCCTGATTGAATTTCCTATCGAGGTATAATCCGGTTTTTTCAGCATGCTGCAATACCCTAGAAGCTGGCATAATCAAATGCCTAAATAAGGGGTACATGCCAATCTCTATTAGCTTACTTTCAAAGAACATAGCTAACCTAAGAGTATAATCGGTATCCTGACAACCATACTTGCATAAGGGTTCCAATGGTTTCTTATCCCAAGGTATCTTGTCGAACTTCTCTGCCTTCTCGTAGTCGCCATGCTCTGGTAGATACCTTCTAACCATTGATTTCAGGTCATTAGGTTTCTCTTCATTTAGAAGATACTTCATAAGCATTCCATCCAGAACAGTACCTCTAACATATATCCCATATAACTCGAATATCTGAAGGTCAAACTTCAGATTCCATCCCACTTTAGTTACATTGGGATTCTCAACCACCTTTCTACCAAAATACTTTAACCAACGTTTCCAATTAGGGTTTTCATATTCATGGTGACATAAAGGTATTGATACACCAGAACCAACTTGAAAGGTTATGGATAAGATTGTCGGTTTAAAGGTTTTATTATAAATACCTTCGGCATTTGTCTCGAAGTCTACAGAAGCTATGCCTGTTTTCAAACAAGCTTTCACAAGCCGTTTGACTTGTGAGAAACTTTTGATTATGTCATATCTTGACTCCATGTTTATTCTTATTATATGCAGTATAGAATAGATCTTTACATGACCATAAGTCTGACGTATTCTTTACTACTTGAAAGATACCATTCTTTACTCTTTTTATATACCCTGATCTACAAAGAAGACAGCATAACCAATATAAATATGCTGTCTTAGCTCCTGTACTCTGTAAGTAAGTAAGTATATCTAAATGTCTGACCAACTTCTTTATTTTGTAGAAGTTTTATCAAATTAGATATAATGTCTCCCTTCATAAGAATTATAAAATTATGTACTCGGAGCGGGAATCGAACCCGCAAGGTCAATGACCGTCAGAGCTTAAATCTGATGAGTTTACCTATTTCTCCATCCGAGCAATAAAAATGAGGAGTTATCAGTACTCCTCTAAACTGGCCGCTGACAAGATATTACCTCTAGAAAGATATCTCACCATTACAGTATCAATTAAGCATCTTATACTTATTTAGGTGTTTTTCTTAAAGGGAGATACTTACCTTTAGTAATATGATTGATCAGTTCATATTCTCACCCAAATATACCCTCTGCTTTTCAAGGGTAGTACGGAAGACAGGATTCGAACCTGCGACCCCTTGCTCCCAAAGCAAGTACACTAACCGGACTGTGCTACTTCCGTAAATTAGGTACCAGTCTATATCCCTACCGTCCAGTACCTGGGAATGAATCAGGACTCGTTGTCCACAGCGCAAAGTAAAGATTCATAAGTGGACCCAGAGGGGATTGAACCCACGATCTTCTGATTATGAGTCAGCTGCTCTTACCAACTGAGCTATGGGTCCAGGTGAAGGTAACGGCTTTACTACTAATCTCGGCTTGACAGAAAAGAAACTAAGTTCAACCACCGTTACCTTCTTTGTTACCTTAATTCTGTCTGGATAGAAGTTTTGAGTTTTACCCAGTCCTTTTTATAACTATGCAAACTATCAATAGTATGATAGAGATAACCAGGTTTGGTACCCACTTCTCTAGCTACGTATTCCATGAGTTTCCATGCCAAGTATACATCATTTCCAAAGTGAGTTACAAAATCTGATGATCTTTGGTGATAGCAAATATTTAATTGCTTTTCACCTCGGGCATTCTCCCGTATTAGGAAGTCGTAGTACATTGAACATGGGATGCGCATCTTACCATCTAGGCTTTCAGCATCTGAATATTCTACCTGCCCATCTTCACCATAGATATTAAGTATGGCTTTACGAGTATCGTTATCATCCTTGAGCAGACCTATAACAGCCTGTAACTTGGTCATTACAATCCCATTATACCTTACTACCTCATTCATTCTCTCTGAATAAGTATAGTCGAAGTACCTACCATTTACAAGAAACTCCCCCCATATTTCAGGACGTAATTTCCAAGCTTCTCCTGGGTTAATTTGTCCCGGATGTATCCTTTCCTGGAACTCGGCATCTGCCCAATCTTTGGATTTGGTGAATACAAATAGGGGAGCCGGGTCTTCCATGTGAGTTAAACAGTACTGTTCACATATCAATTCTTTAGTAATAAAGTCATCTTTGCCTTCGATAACTTTATTCTGATAGGTACGGGGTTTTACCTCATTACCCATCTCATACAAATTTCTTGCCGTCTCAGACATTAACTCATACGGGTTCGAATATATTCTCATTGTTCGTGATTTTTAATATATTTTCTTATAGATTTTCGTAGTTCTTTTAGGTCCTGAATATTCATGTTGGGAAGACCTATCCAATGACAAGCATTGATACATACAGATAACTCTATGTCCCTGCCATTCCTATCAGGATATTTACCCTTGAATATCTTTACTCCAAAATATGGTTTATCTTTCCTCTCGTACTTCACTTAGATACCTCCTTATCTTTCTTTTAAGTTGCCTTAAATCCTTTACACTGATATTGGCCACGGTATTGAATAACCACCCATCATCCGTGGAGAAAGTTATATCTATATCTCCTCCGAGTTTACTGGTGTAAGGAGATTTCTTTACCTCTATTTTCATTGCATTGGTATTTGCAATTCAATAGACTTCCCTATCTTAGAATGGTAGCCAGTCTTCACTACCGAGTGTACAATCCTTTGCCAGTGTTTTGGGATATTTGAATAATTCGGGTCTGAGTACTTTCAATGCTCTTTTATGTACCTTATACTTTATCTTGTCAGGGTCTACTTTAAGTAGATACTTCAACCTATCATACCAATTACCATCATATATACCAAGCTTATCACTAAGCTTTAATAGGTCTTCATGAGCATGATACATTAGTAATACAGTATCATCGTTGAATATCTGACTGAAGTGTATTGATACATGGAATTTCTGTCCGATAGGGAATAAGTATTCCCCTATCCTTTGAATCAGTAATAGGTCACAGATAAGTCTTTTGGTTACCTCTGATGCCCTCATGAATACCGTTATCATAGGGTAATCCATACCTGCTTTCTTTGATACAGTTAGAGACAACAAGCAATTCTTGCCATGAGCATGCTTATTATCAAACTGATAGCCTATGTTGAATATCTTCCTTGAGTTTAAGGCTTTTACTACTTCCTGCCTTAAATCAATTATACCGTTTTCATTCACATAATTTGCTACCAAAGACTTCCACTTAGCTGAAGTGTAATTGAAATGCCTGCCGAAATCGAATTCAGGATCTACCAGAGGTTCTTTAATATAGATGACTAAATCATTTAAGTATTGTGCTTTACCAATTCTTTCAATATCCAAACCGGGAGTATTGAAAAGGAATAATCTGTTAAGTCCCTCCCAAGCTTTCATACTTGTTTTGAACTTCAACAGGTTATTCTTTAACTTAAACTTACTCATCTGTTTCAGGAGTTAATTCACTGTCATCCATATCGTCTTCTTCTGAAGAGGAGAATGATATCAACTTCTTCCTTTTCTTCTCCCCACTTTCCTCTAGCTTTAGTTTGAGACCATACTTTTCGGTGAACTTTAAGTATGTCTTTTTTATCATGTTACGCTTGAGGATAGAGGGACATACCTCGGGCAATGGAATACCATCCCAATCCCCAATCTCTAATGCTGAAGCTAACATAGATTTCTGTTTATACCCCAAATCTTTCCTTAATACCTTGAAAGCTCTGAAACTGTTACCATAGGTTTTATAACCTGCTTCATCGCTTGTCATAAGTTTTTTGAGAGATTTACGTATCTTCTTTCTACGTACTTCATCGGTACAGTTCTCTTTCAATAACTCCTTAATATCTTTTCGATTCTGATACAGCAAGATTGTAGTATCATTTGCCCAAGCTGCTTTGATAACCAACTTTAGAGAGAAGTTATCATGGCCATAAATATACTGACCCATACGGCAGAATAGTAGCATATCTATGGGCAACCTTGTAACTACCTCTGAAGAGCGGAGTATTACTGTTATCTCAGGATTTTCAACTCCTATCTTACGAGAGAATATACCGCCCACCAAGCATCCCTTACCACTGCCATGATTATCAGCAAAATGGAATCCAATGTGATAATTCCTGTTTACTGTCTTGTTCTCTTCTAACTTCCTTATCATCAGTTTGGCCTGATCAAGTACATCCAAATCCAAGTAGTTGGTAATTAAACCAGTCCACTTAGTCATGGTGTACCCAAACATCTTACCGAAGTCAAAGTCAGGGTTAAATTTAGCCTCAGCTATTTCTACCATCAAGTCGTATGTAAAAAGAGAATCGGTTAAGTTATAACCAATTCCTTCACAAAACCAGTCGGGTTTCTTGATTAAGAAATTTTCCAGTATCTTTTCCCAAGCTTCTATTGGGTTCTTACTCTTTACTATGTTCATAGTTTCTTAAAAATTTACTAATAGCTGTTTGATGTAACCCTAATATCTCAGCTATAGCCGATTGTGATAATTTATCCTCATATCTTAACTTTATAATATCATCTCTTAAAGGCACTGTTTTCCCCCTCTTTAGAGATTTTAGGGTATTTGAAATTTTTAGCTTTGTGTCTTCTTTTACCTTTCTACCTTTATTGGCTATGGAAATTAATTTTTTTGTTTCGCTACTTCTGGGTATACCATAAAAAGGGCTTAGCTTACCCCTCTTGCCATACATGGGATTTTCTTTTCCCCTCTTAGCAAATTGTGTAAATCTCTTTTCCCTAACGGCCTGTTGAATATTCATTTTCTGGGTTCCCCAGTATAAATTACTTACATGATTATTCAAAGGATTATTATCTTTATGGCATACTACAGGGTAGTTATTAGGATTTGGTATATAAGCCATAGCTACTAATCTGGATGCTTTAAACCATCTACTTGTACTAGTATCTATACCCCAAGAGTGTTTCTTATTCCCTAATAAGTCTATATTTATCCTCTTGTATAACCTATACTGTATCCTATTATTACATAACTCACCTCTAATTCGTATCCATTTACCTCTCTTATTACTATATAATCTACCACTCTTATTGATATAGTAACCTGGCCAACCATCTATATTACTAACTTTCATCTACCATAATACTATTACCAAGAATTAATAGTAAATTTAGTAATATCTGGTTGGCCATATATCTAATTAGTATAGCGACTTTTGTCTGAAGATATTTATGTGGTTCTTCTTGAAATAGATGTAAAATACATCATCTGAACCCATACCTATCCATCCCAAATACCCACAGAAGTAGATGAAGGCCTTCACTAATTCCGACTGATACTTTAACTCCTGAGTCATTACCTGGGATTGCTTCCAGGGTTTATTCTTCAGGAAGTTACGAGCAATGTTCAGATGATGGGTTATCTTCCATAACAGGTATGGGTAGTTTACTGAGTACTCTACATGATTGAAGTATCTACCTCCCTCGAGTAACTTTGTGTTATAGTCCAGATGTGTTTCTGAATCCATGTTCTCGTACCACTTGATAAGGTCTGTGGCATTGTTGTGGAAGATAACACCGATATCTCCCTTGTCCATTATCCACATTACCCCGAGATTCATGGCTGTACGCAGGATATCTTCATAGTTCTTGTTGAGAGAATCTACTACTGATTGAGGACAACGATTATCCTTTACCCACTTCACCATGTATGCCATAATATCCTCGGGTTGGATATTGGCATATATCAAAAGTTCGATAAAGAAGTGGATAGCATCTGCATTCTCTTCATTAGCATTCTGTAAGTGATTGAGTATCTCCGTATACTCTATACAATCACCATTGGTTTGTACCAATTTTGAATGGTTGGCCTCTAATAAGTCCATTACATTTTCGAAGGACTCATAGCCTTCTGATAACTCCTCGGTAACCCTTGCAGTAAAGTCCTTTAACAAGGTTTGAGAAGCCTTTGTATTGATGTCTACCGGATACTGTGGTAGCCCCTCTATGCCTATATACCCAGACAAGAGGTTCTTTTGCATTTGATATATCTCTTCTAGATACTTGTGTTCGGGAATAATTCCCGGTTCTTCCTTTATATCGCGACTATCCATGGTCTTACTTGTTATCGTGTGCTCCGAATCCTTTGTCTCCTCTTGTACCCCAGTTCTTTGCCTTCTCTTCGTACTCTTCATTGGTAATCTCTACCGGAGTTGAAAGTATGATGGGTACGTGTACAAATTGCATTATCTTTTTATCCTCTCGGAGAGATATGTATACAGGTTCATTAGAGGCATTTTGAATACCTATGTGCATCTCTCCCGTATATGGACTATCCACTATCTCAGCAGTGAAAGTTAACCCATCTTTAGTAGCAACTCCTGATTTGTTTGCTGCCATAAGCATAGATTCCTTGGGATTGATGAGAACCTTGATTCCAGATGGTATAAGTATTCGTCCACCGGGATTAACTACTACGCATAAACCCTCGGTTTCTATACCATTGAATTTCAAATTACCACGGCCATACATCTTCCGATTGATACCGGTGAAATCCTTATCATGTTTCTCTCCTACCTTCAGAATGTCTTCCACCGTTAACTTAGGGATATAGAAGTCCAAACCTGCATCCCCCTCATTTGCTCGGTTAGGGGATTTAACCTCTCGAATCTTTGTGAACTCTAATTGTACCATGTTATTTACTGTTGAATTTACGATAAATGTCTCTTGCTTCCTTTCGGGATAACTCGAACTTACTCTGAAGCTTATCGAGTATTTCCTTCTTACCCAGTTTTTCTCTTACCAATTTACGGTAGTACTTTTTACAACCTTCTATATCTACCAAAGGTTCCAAATCCTTGAACTGAGTTTCTGCTTCCAGCTCTTTACGAGTCTTACCCATAAGAGCTGTGAACTTAATACAACAGAGTTCGGAATCTCCGCACATCTTACATTCCTTGGTTGAAAGGTCATAGTGTTTACCGAAACAGGGATCTTGTCCTGAACCAAGTTTGGTGATGTCTATGGGTTCAAGAATATCCCCAGTCTCTAACTCCTTTCTTACCTCCTTAAGTTTGTCTTTCTTTTTCTTCGCCATATATTTGATAGTTTGATATCAAGTGATAGTTAATAGGTATTTCAGTGTCATTGATGTAGAATAGTATATGCACTAACTTTCTGGTTCACCATTATACGTGCGTGCGCATTTAAGCTTTAGCTTAAGTTAATACTTACTAAGTAAGTTAAGTATAAGTTTATATAGCGTATAAGTTTATATAGCTTTAGCTATATAAACCTCTATTAGTATTTAGTATACTAAATACTAATAGAGTTATAAGTGTGGGTATATACGTGCGCATATATGCGTATTACCCTTCCACTCTGATTACCTTTAATTTTTCTTTCTGATAATACATTCGTCTATGGTTACCATGTCTCTTTAGATAATTACCAGGGAATTGAAGATCGTCAAGATAGGCTTTTTTCTTGTTCATGTGAGTTCGTGCAAGACGTCCCAATATCTGTATAGATTTTTCATTAGAATCCATTGATGCAGTATTCTGCAGATATTTTAATTCAGGGAAGTTTTGACCTCTAGAAATAATCGTGGTAGCTATTAGTATATCGATTTTACCTTCTCTAAAAGCTTGTAGAATTTCATCACGCCCTTTGGTATTATGATGTACATATTGTATGTTGTATTGATTCCCGAGATGTTTAACATAATACCGATAAAGATTTTCACAATGACCTATAAACTTACATACTATCAAAGCTGGTAATCTCTTTCTACCAATGTTATACTTGGTACGATCAAGGGATAGTTTCCAAGCTTTAACATTATCTGATATCACTTCCTTGTATTCTGTTGAGTAATCCACATCTTTAGAGTACTTAAAGGGAGCATATACCAACTTGCAAGTAATAGGGGTAGAATACCCTTTCTCTATCATATCACTTAATTTTATCTGGTTAACCTTATCACCAATAAATGACATGATATTCAGGTTATGTATTAACTTCTTCTTCTGATTACTCATGTAGATGGTACCACTCAAACCTACTCGTATTATAGAGTTATACAGATGTTGTATTACTGTTTTATATGTTTTATTATCTATCACGTCAGCCTCATCTATAAGTACCATATCTATTTCTGATAAGAATTTTTGGTACCTACTTATATTTGAGGCAAGAGACTGTACCATGCACACATTAAAGTTACCCCAGTCATTGCACTTACTTCCCTGTATGAATGCAACCTTTTCACCGGGTAACAGTTCTGGAATCTCTTTTTTGAACTGCTTAAATAAGTCTGCACTGTTCAACAACAATACAGTTTTCAATTTCCTCTTGAAAGCCTGGTGTAATCCACAGAACACCAAAGTCTTTCCGAAATTAACTGCCAAATCAGATGCACAGATAAGAAAAGGAGTATCTCCAACTCGATTATTTAGAATCTTTTCTAGAGCTTCTTTTTGTACTTCCCGTAATTCTTTATCTCCAAGTATTGTTGGAATTACTGGTTTAACTCCTAACTGGGGTCTATTATCTATGATTTTAACCTCCTGTCCCGTTTTAAGGCATTCATTGTAAACCCTATTTAGAAGACCTATTTTGAATTGCCCATAATCAGAGATATATTTTACGTAACCATCCCAGTTCTTTGCCCTGCTATACATCATTATATGCCAAGCGTCCGGATGCTTAATCCGGAACATTTCATACAACTTATTTGTGAACTTAGCAGGGCCAGATAATTCACAAACATTGCAGTTCTTTATGGTTATAGTTATCATACCTTATTTCTTGAAAGCATCCCAATCTACATGTTCTGATTTAGGCCGAGATACTATATTAAATCTTGCCATGTAATTAATAACTCTTTGTCTAGCCTTGTCATTCGATAAATCTTCTATCTTAGGTATACCATTACAGAATTCTAAAGCATAGAACTGAGCTTGAACAAAGGTTTCATAGTCAACTCCAACTTCATCGGCTAATTTTCTTGCTCTTACAAACCATACATACTCTTGAGGGTTTTTATCGTAAGTATTGTTAATCCCTATTCTGTCAAGAATCTCTTTAGTATAATATTCATATATTTCTCGGGTATACTGGGGAGCTGAATCTTCTTTTACTTCTCTATCTGCTTCGTATACATCCATAATCCAATTAACTCTCTGATGTAACCAATTAGCACAGAAGTTATAGTTAACCCTCTTTGCTTGAGACATGAGCTTAATACCAGTTGTTACAAACTCAATATATCCTTGACGAGGTTCAAACCCAAACTTTTGACAGAACTCGTTTACAACAGGTACTAATTCTTTTACTGATGCCCATTGTAAATCTGTTTGCTTTATTTTAGTTACTCCGATGTGTTTGAGTTGGACTCTAGTAGAATAGATGATATCTGCTAATAAGTTTGCATCTCCTATACTTCCTGAAGCTCTACGAACAGCTTGAGTTTGTACCCTTTTATCCTCTCCTACCACTGAACGATGGTCCAAAGAGTATTGCCTGGCTTTAGTGAAGAACTCATCTACGAATTCTTCAGATACTCTACCCCCCATTTCCTTCCATAATTTACGGAATAAAGTTTTAGAGATATGTATAGAAGGTTCTCGTTGTGCCATTATAATTTTAACTGTGATTTTATAGTTAAAAGTTCTTGATAAGTCTGATATGTCGTCTCTCGTACATATTCTAAAGTCCTTTGTTTACCCAGTGAATTTACATCCTCATTATCTGGGAGGAATACTACCTTTACCTTTTTGAAGGGCACCAACTTAAATGCCAGATCTAATGCTTTATCTTTAGCATCAGGGTCAATCAATATTATAAACTTCTCTACTTGGCTCTTGATGAACTTGTTTACTTGCCATCTTGAAACTGCCTTACCTCCGGTTGCAATCCCATTCTCTCCCAAAGTTTCAGCATTGATTGCACCCTCACAAATATAAATGGTTCGGTATATTTCTAGAGCATCTGCATTATATATAATAAAACTCTTTCCCAAACCCGTTACATCTACTTCTGGATTGTTATATTTGGGGCCAGCGCCCATATATAATCGGGCATTGAAGTAAGTTAATTGCCCATGCTCTGTAAAAGGAATAATGATATATCCAAGATACTTACCTGTGTTACAATATCCCCATCCTTTACGAGCTAACTCCTCTATCTTAAATCCTCGTTTCTTAAGATAATTCCTGGCAGACCTTGCCAATAGAGAAGTACCCATGGATATATTCTTAAAGCCATCAGGAAGGAAGAACTCTTTCTTACCCTTTAACTCAACCTTCTCTTCTTTGAATACATATCCAGAATAATCTCCCGATTCGAGTATAGATAATACTTCATGAAAACTATCCGTATTCTCCAGATACATTACCAGACTTAAGGGAGATGGATGCTCACCACACTTAAAACAATTACATCGATTGTTTGAAAGATTAATGCCAAACTTCTTTTCTCCTCCACAGTAGGGACAGTCTGACTTCATCCATGAATTGCGGTAGTCGAAGGCTCCGATCTTCTTAATGAAGTACTGGTGCATCTTACCTTTTATATTGCTGTTAAGTCTCATATCGTAAACGAAAATACCCGACCATGAATAACATAGCCGGGTAATTATTACTTATTAACTGGTAACTTCTGACATAATTCAGGAACTAGATGATGGATTATATATCCTCTACGAATCTTCACTAATTCTACTTTGGCTTCTTCTAACCTTAGAAAGAATTCTTATAAGGTACCTCATACCTATCTATATCTTTATACCCCATAGTTCTATGGTTAGGAGTAACCTTATTCCAATTTATAGAGGCCTTTTCTGAAGAGATTGGTACCCACTCACGGAAGAATACTCCTAAACTATACCTCTCTTCAATTGGACATACAACTTGATATCTGTTACCTGGTTGCCTTCTTAAACATATCTCTTTGGAAGCTCTCCTACGAAATATCTTCAATAATCTTACATTCATAACTACATGTGTTCAGTAGCTTGGAATACGCCAATATGAATATTATAATGACAGTGAGGGCAAGTGATGCACTCTTCTCCATTATGATCTGGACCATAACTTAAATCCAAGAATACTTCCTTCTCATTGAAAGCTACCTTGGAATTACAATTTTTACAAACTGTAGTCCTCTCCTGAATTTTAAGAGGCTCTGTAGTAATAACTCGTGCCATACAATTTTAATTATTTAAGGTTTAACTAAATATCACCTGAGGTTTTACTTCTCTTTTCTGGGTCTGCGTTGGGATTACTTACCCTTTTCTTTTTCTTAAGTAAATCATCTACCTGTTTACCCATGGACTCATCATATTTTGCTCTGGCCTCTTTAGAGAACTCCTTCATACGTTGTCTTTCTGGGTCCATATTAAACATTACTCTACCAGATGGAACTCCATCACGTTGAACTACAACTTCCATTCTCATGATGTTATGTTCTTCTTCGTCCTGAGTAGAATTTAATCCCATGACGCATTTTGCATTTCTTATTATAGAAATAGCTGATGCTATATCATTATCCTCGTATCTGGTTTCTTGATGCTTAGCACCTTCTCTGGTAACATGTTGGGCAGTCCAAATAGCATCTAGTCCCAACTCATCTCCCATATTATCTATATCTATATATACATTGTTGATACGTTCTACATCGTCCCTATCTCGAGCAATAGAAGCCAACTTTGCAGCATAGTCAATCATGATAACATGGACCTTAATACCCTTCTCTGTTTCTAATTTCCTAACTAGATTAGTGATGGTATTACAATCTGCAATGGTTGCAGGTACACGCTCCACAATAAACTCTACACCAAGACGTTTATATTTACGCATGTGCCTTTGCTCCATCTTATCATAATCACCAGTTAACATCTCCCTCTTGGTCTTATTGAGAGTAGACTGTATCATACGATCCATTAACTGGTTCTTACCATTTTCAGTATCTATGTATAGAACATTCTTCTTCATTGCCAGATATCCCCGGGCAATATTGATAAGTGCAAATGTCTTTCTCCGTTTAGGGCGATCAATCAAAACGAAAAGAGAATTCTTGGGATATCCATCTCCATTACCCAACCTATTCAACTGCCAAAATGGAGTAGGAACTACATCTGGGTCAACCTTTCTCATGAGTTGTCTCATTGCAGTTCCACTAACCATAAGTAAAGGCTCGTCTTTCTTTTGTGGTTTTGAATTTTGTAATATTTTGGTTAACTTAACCTGATAAGTTTCATAGGAATTGTAATCCGAAAAATCCATACCTTCATTCAAAGCTTTCAACTCAATGTAGGCAATGAATTTATGTATATTTTCCAGGACAATATCTACATCTTTTAGAGGTTTATTGTAAAGCTCAGATATTAAACTATGAATATTAGGGATATCATCTTTAGTAACCAAATCAACATAATCCTTACCTTCTAGCAAGGTTTTAACTTGCTCTACCATTAAAACCTCACTTGGTATTCGTTGGTATTTCTTTACGAATTTTACCAAGGCTTCTACTACTATCGAGTGTTCAATTAAAGTAAAGTACCCAGGTTTTATCTTTGGAACATATAGAAGAGCTTCCTTCCCTTGTACCAAGAACCTAAGTACTTCTAGTTGAAACTCTATAGAGAACGTAAACTTATCACAGGAGTTTAACCTCTTCTTTACCTTATTTGGTTTCATATATTATATAATATTCATGAGTGTATAATCAATAGTATCTGCTAGATAATATAGTTCTCCAAGCTCATTCTCGAACATACTTGAACACTAACGGTGAAATATTTTGATAAAAATTCATACAAGTTGTTACTTTATTATTTATATTTGCATTGTTAAATATATTTACTACTATGAAAGGCAATAACGGGAGTGAACTACATCGTTTGACAGAATTAAAACCCTATGATGAGGACTTGTTTAATAGGTTATACAAAACCTGCAAACCTTTAATCCGTAGACTGGTAAGAGGGGTTGATTCTAGAAGATTCAATCTTACGCCAGATATAATTAACTCTTTCTTCTGGGATAAGTTCTTGTATGTATTTAATAAATATCAAGACGAATACGATGAAGAAAGGTTGAAAGCAACTCTCTTGTCTTCCCTGCAAACTTATAAAAGTAAGTTGTTAAGAAATGCTTATACTAAACAGGCAGAATTCAATCAAGAGTTAACATCATTCGAGGTATTATTTGATAATAATAAAGAATTACTCGATGACTCGGATGAAACTCGGATTAAGGAAGAGCAATCCCAAATATTTCATCAATACATGAAGGAACACCTTACTCCGGATGAATACTTGGTTATGCAGATACAACTTGAACCTCCCAAGTGGTTTGAATCTCGTATCAAAGATTCTCACGGTAAGTTATCTATCCTTCACCTGATAGATTACTTTGAGTTGCCTAGAGATAAGTTTGCAGTTAATATGTTCTCCAGAATGAGAAAGACCATACAGAAAACTTTAGAACAAGCTGCAGTAGATCTTAAACAATGAAAAAGGCCAGAGCAAGGTTATTGATAACCTCACCCCGGCCCCACTTAACCAACTCAACTATGGTTCAGTTTAGAAAGGATATAAGGGACGATTGATACAATTAGTGAATAACTCCAACATATCTTCTGGAGCAGTAAAGGTCGTAACAGTTCTAATAGAAGTAGTCATACTAGTTCCACTTGAAGCATTGTGTTGTATATACGGACTTAACTTAAGCTTAGGATAAACTCCACTAGTGCCAGTGGTTTGAGCAAATATCTGGTACTTAAAAGTATTACCATCGCCACTCGAAGGCCAGGTTTCACCTCTTACCAAGAGTAGGTTACTCATAATTCCTAAGTTATTAGCTATCCTTTTGACTATATTGGAAGCTAATTCAGCCTCTACACCAGAATCGACTAACCAAGTTTCTAAATCTATATCGATATCTTCTGAATTATCTGCGAGATTCTTAAGGTTAAGAGAAGTTACCAGAGTTATAGAAAATGACGATACTATAATCTTACCACTTATGGAATGTAATTGGGACCCTGAACCTAAGTACTTCTCCAAAAGAGATCTACTATAAACCCGGCCAAAGTTATCGAATACCGAACATACAGCAGTACCAAATCTTGTAAGCCCATCCACTTTGGTGGTATTAACCAAACTAATAGCATGACCAGGTAATATCTTCTCCCCGTTGCCCTGTACAGACACTATCTCAAAGAAAGCCATAGGATAGGCCTGACTTGGTAAACTACTCAGATTCAGAGTACCGTCCCATACTTGATCTTTACTGAGGGGTATATTTAGAGCTGCATTAGCCAAACCCCAATCTTCTGGATTAAGAGTGGATTGATTTATATATGGCTTGGTTGAATAAATTACTAGCCCTCCACCAGCTTCATACCACTGATAGTTTATCCTTTTTGTTACTGGACTAGAACTTGTAGCTAATACACAACCACTGATTATCAGTTTAGTAAATACGAATTCGTCTTCTTCACTAACACTGTTTATGGTGTATTCGGCTTCTACTCCAAAGCCCCAACTACGCATTTGATTACTTACTCGTCTAGCTAAGTCCCCTACTTCGATTGGTACAGTACTCTGTTCTAATACCCTTACCCTATTATCCAGTCTCATCAAAGAAAAAGGATTCATTCCAAGGGGTTTAGCAGGTAATATACCCTGATATGGGTTGATACAGAGTTGATATCCAATAGATTGCATTAATTCCTTCCAACCGGGCAAAAGAGTATTCCAGGAGGGTATCCAACCTATCATGTATACCCCTAATAATGTATCAGTATTAGAATTAATAGATACACTACTTTTTTTGGTTACCCAGTCCAATATTTGAGGGTAGTTCATATCGACTATCTTGTCGATATAATACTCTGGTTCTACATGGGCATTTGTTAACCACGCTACTTTGAAATTAGATAGGCTCGGGACTGGTTCATCCTTATTAGCACTATACCTATGAGTAGCTATTAAAGCAAATGTTACCATTTTAGATGGGTTAGACATATCTGGCCAACCTCCAGGAGGGTTTTGACCAGTGAGAGTCAGTATATCTGGTGCTATTGAAAGAAGCCCATCGGGAGTAATAAAGGCATTGAACACCTGACCAGCCGTATTATCTTTATTAGAAAGAAATACTCTTCTTGCACCCCTTTTCATATCCTCACGATCGGATGAGAATATACTACCTATAGTCAGGGTATTTTTAGTAGTATCAACCCAGTCGAATCCACATACGGGACCAGTTCCATTGGCTATGGCTATGGGTTCCATCACCTCTTTGGACTCTATAAGATCTCCGTATACCTGATAAAGTCTCGGTTGTACTACTCCATTAACAACCTGAGTTTCGTTATTCTGTGCCATGATTATAATTTTAACCTATCGAGGTTCTCATCGATAAAAATTAAAGCTTTAGTTAATGACTCCACCAGTCTCTGGTTCACTGAATCGTCCCCTAATAACTCCACATCGTCGGGATTATCCTGGAATAACCACTCAAGAAGTACTCCCCAGTAATTATTACCCATCAGTACAGTGAAGTTAGCTTCCTTATCTGGGTCACTATCCGAGAAATCGGTTCGGTGTTTATATCCATCGGTAGTAGGAAAGTCCTTCTGGAGTTGTTCGAATATTACCGTGGCAAATAAATCTGAACGAGTTTGTCCCTTGGTGGTATATATTTCAAATCCTCGGGCAGTACACCATTCATTTCCCATGCCTGCGGCATTGTTATGAAGTGAGAGCAGAAATTTAGTTCCCCCTCTGGGAGTATCTAAATTATTTGCAATCTCTTTTCTTCTAGACAACCCGATTTCGGTGTCTTTGGTATTGGTGAATGCTACTTCAAAACCCTCATGTTTGAGACTTTCAGCTAACATTTTACCTACTTTCCTACTCCATAAATATTCTTTATGTCTACCATCTGGAGATTGTTTCCCTGCCACATCTGATCCATGAGCAAAATCGATTATGGGCAATAACCTTCGTGCCATAGCTATAGTTTTTTAAGATACATTAACTTTAATCCATTTAGATACATACCCACTGATTGGTCCATGTTAGAAATTGTAAATTGGTCCTTTGGTATATATATCTGTTCTATTACCATGTCTTTTATTGCCTCATTATCTTGAGGCTCAAAGATATTTGCCAGAGATTTACCATTACAAGTGAAGTTTGACAACAGTCCACATAACTCAGAATACTCATTGTTTACCAAACTATCTACCTTCTTTACAACTGATTCTTTGTTGTCGATGTGATTCTCAAATCGTATGCGCAGTATAGCATATTTCAGGATATGACCTAAGCTATTAAATTCTCTGCGTATCAATATTTGAGCTTCAGTTATACCTATGGTAGAGTCAGCGGCTCCCTCGAAGAATTCTTTTACTTGTTGGGAAGATTCAGAGACTACCGATACCTTTTTATTTAAGTTCCAGATGGTATATATAAACATTACTACCATTACAAGAACTAATACCATGAAGATACCGAAGATTACCTTTAGAGCCCCATAATTAGAAGCTGCTTCTGCCAGCTCAATCGAGGATTTGGTTAAGGATTGAACGGCATGGTTAAGTTTTTGATCTTCCTGAGCAAAAGAAGATAATAAAGCTATTAGAGGCGCATTAAACATATACAATGTAAATTAAGGCAGTGGTTTGTTCAAATACAACAGAACTGTCCTCTGGTTCAAAATATTTTACATTTACGGGTAGGTACTTGTTGACAATATTTACCAGAGTCTCTCTTACCTTATCACTATAGTCGGATGGATGTTCTGATTGTATTTGTTCCCTTTCAGCCTTTATCTCTTCTTCGGTTGCATCGGGATTCATTAGTTTCCATTCTTCTAACAGTTGTTCTTGAATCTCCTGGTCTTTCCTTACCATGAAGTCCCATTGACCCTTTGGTATACCAATAGTAAGAATCATTGGGACACATTCCCAACAATCGGTCTCGGTGTCGTAAGTAGCAGAAGGAGTATCGAAGTGTAAGATAGTATCATAGTTTACAGAACCATCTCCGATGGCTTGAACTACTGAATCTTTTGTACTCTCATCTACCTCGGTAAGAGTAAAGGTTACTCCATAAAAACGACCCAATATTTCATAAAACCGTTTTGTTCCTCGTATCTTATACAAGGATATGGCGTATCTTAGAACTAACCGGAAATCAGCCGTAGGAAAACCCCTGTCTTCTTTTATCCAATTCTCTAGATTCTCCTCTGTATAGGGTTCACCCTTAGTTAGTACACCATAAGCATAGGGGATGAACCCAAAGTATTCCCATAGATAATTCAGGAATATTGGATTAGCTTTATCTACATCCAGACATTCCATGAAGTTATCTATATCGGGCATTACCTCAGTATCGAAATAACCAGAACATACATCTATGAACCTTTCGAATATACCCTTACCTTCTGAATCCTGATAGGTATCGTTGGCTTTGTAGTAATGGTCGAAAAGATTACTGAAGATGTAATCTCTGAAGAAGGTCTTCGCAAGATTAAACCACTTCATGGATTTTAAGTGTTATATTATCCGAACTGATAGTAGGGATATTGTAGTTGTGAGGAATGAGATCTACCAGTTTACCATCGCTTCCCATCGGTTGAGTGGTTAATTGATATACTGTTCCGTTTTCATAGTTTGCATTTTCGACGGGTAAGTTAATAGTAAGGCTAAACTTAGACTTGGTCAGAGTTACCTCAAGAGGTTTACCATACTGACCCGAATATAAGGCACTACCAGATAACTCCTTATTAGCATATACCTTATAGAAAGCATTGCCATCTTCTATCACAGTCTGTATATAACAATTCTCGAAATCGGATTCTGGGTTAGAAGTGATAAAAGATATCATCTTGAAGTAGGTAATATTCAGTGCTGGTACTGATACTATCTCTTCGGTATTCTGGGAATTGATGTTTATGGCTATTGGATAAGGCAGTAAATATAACTCCGTTATAGTAAGAAAGTCAACCATTGGCTGATTATCCATGAGAGCATACAAGTCTGACTGTCTTACTGGCTTATTTATGTCTGAGTTCTGATAGTTATAAGCATCCAACAAGGCCTTCTTTACCTGATTGCTTATATCTATGGATTTGAAAGACTTCCTACCGGTAATTTCGGCCGATAAATAAATCTTAGCGGCATGTGTAGAGTATACACTTACTCGAGTAGTTAACACCTTAGATGATTCCATCCTTTGCTTTACATTGTTGATAAGCTCAGTGCTTGCCTCTGAACCACCGTCTGGAGTAATATATACCTCAACATACTTTCCGCAGATGTAGTTACAGTAAGCTTTATCTACCCCGTCTATCAACATAGCTATGGCTTCATAATCTTCTTTAGTGATAGCTACTCCGAGAGTTCTGATACTCAACGGTATGTGTTCTTTAAGTGTATCGAAGTCTTCATAGTCTGAGCCTCCAGTAGCAGCTATGGTATTAGTAAGAGTAAGACCAGAAGTCACATCCGTCATTACCTCAGGAACTTTGTCAAACTGGTTTGCAGGTATGTTACCATTTGTACCATAAGTCAGATAGTACTGACCCTTAATGAGTGAGCCTATGGTTGGTTTCCTACCAAATTGACCATCTCCAAATACCAAGTAGGGAGTAAGAGTAGTATCAAGTTCTACCTTGTATACTTTATCACCAGGACCCGAGTAAGCAAAGGTATCCACTAAAGTCCAAGCTTCTCCATCAATGGTAAGCACCATAGAACCCTCTACATACTTCTTATCAGTAGGTAAGTCTCCCAAGGTTATGATGATATCATGAGAAGTATAAGTACCCAGTTCTACTTCTTCTACTACCTCCTTCTGAGCTACTGGTACTTTATATGTGTAAGTACCCTTTTCAATAGTTACATTGCGAGTGGTTATCCACTGTTTCCCATCCTTTGAATTGAATACGGTATTCTGGGGTACTTGTATATCTACTGGGAAAGGACTCCCATCTTGCATGTATACTGTCAAGTCTACTGAAGATGGGATAGCTGACTTTATATGGTAATCCACTAACTTAGCATGTTTGTATAAGGATGAATACCTTCTACAAGTGGGAAGGAAAGCTTCCCTTGCCATACCATCGATGTAGTAGTGTATCACCTCGGCTATACCAGCAAATATAGAGAGTGTAAGGATGAATATATTACCCTCACTCATATCCGTTATCTCTGGAACCCTTTCACTCAGGGATTGAATAAGTTTGGCTTTTATGTCATTATATGACCTTTGAAAAGGTGTAAGCCATGGATTGCTAGTAGACATCTGTGGTTGAGTTGTTTAAGTTATACTGAAAGTTTAACTCTTCTATCCTTTGGGAATCTTGTACCTTAAAATATATTAGGAGTCTTATGGATTCTTTAGTCGGTTTCAGAGCAAGTACTTTTAATGCCGTTATCCGAGGTTCCCAGGCTGCTATACCATCCTTCACGAAATTTCTAATCATGAGGTTGAGAGCACTTGTGTTGGGTTCTTCCAAACATTCCCAGGTTCGAGAACCAAAGTCTTCTTGTCTAAATCTTTGGCCTATTTGATAGGTTAAAATAGCTGTGAGATTCTGCTTTATTAAAGCAACATCTCCTCGGAGTATATACCACCCTATTTTTGGTACTACTCTTCCATCTGGCAGCTGTACTGATTCGGGTTTACCATCCTTTCCAACTGGTTGTTCAAGCTTTATCGGAAAATAGGCACCACTACCAATAGTGTTGAGTTGATTATAGTTTGCCATCAGTTAGGTTGTTTAATTGTTTCACTTTCGATATCCTCCACCTTAGTCTCTTCTAATTTAGAACCAGCCCAAGATGAAGCAGCAGTTTTCAAAGCACTACCCCCATCCTGAGGTTTAGGAACCCAGCTAGTAAATGCTTGTTTGATTTTATTTAGGTCTTGCTCGATTTTATTTAACCTTTCCACTACTGAATTTGATTCGGGAATACCAACTTCTCCCCCCTGCATTATAATGTTATTAGCATCGACGTTTATGTTACCGTCTAGAGTCTTAACAATTATATCTTGTTGGATTATTGCAGTTAATACTCCCGATTCACTTTCATCCAGTATAATCTTATTGCCTTTGGGTGTAATAAACCCAAGTACATAAGGTTTGTCCAGGTCAGGAGGCATCTCTCCGATTGCCCACCCATGATAAGACCAGAGGGGATGTCTTGGGTCCCCATTTTCAAATTCTACATATACTATAGAACCTTCACGAGGAGACAACCATTTGAACCCAGAACCTGGACCTCCTTGTTGATGTTTAGGATAAGCCCATACTTCTACACCTCTTAAAATATTTGGAAGATGTACACATACCTTATTTTGAGAGTCTGGGTCATTAGAAGTTATTACTATACCTCGGTAGGTAGAATAGAACCTTCCAATAGCCTCTATACCTCTCTGTTGAATTAGTTCGTATATGTTCATTGTTCTTTTGGACTTATATTCCTACCTACTTGAAAGTCAGTCCTTGAATCCACCTCAATGGTATAATCAGCGGGGTTATCTGGATTCTGACGTACTAATATTTGTCTACCAGCTCTTTGAGGATTCTCTTTATCTTCTTCCTTCCAGGTTGAAGCCCTGTACCTTTCTACCTCAGATTTTATTCTGCTGGGTATTTTCCAAGCACCCGTAGTATATGACTCTTCGGCTACATCGTGAGCTTTCTGAAATACTTCTTGGAAATTTACCGAAGTAGAGACCTTATTTAAGATGGAGTTACGAGATTTCTTTTCAAAAGTAACCTCAGTAAAATACCCACCCGTGTCAAAGCTATGCTCTACCTCTTTAGCATACCAATCACCAGAATACCTTTGGCCTACATTCTTTATCTCTATAATCTGAGAAGACTTCATATTGGGATTACCCACAAACTTAGCTTTAGCCTTAATTTGACTATTAACCGATTCGATGATATCATTGGACATGAAGCTTCCCATGGTCAGGAATAAAGGGTCAGATACTACTCGTACACCGGGTACTTGTATCTCGACCTCCATCTCTATTCTTACCTTATCTCCTACTTCGTATCCACTACTTGGTATGATTACAGTCTTATCAGAAGCCACTTTCAGAGCATTATACCCTGACTTCCAGTTGTTTACGAATACTATTTTGGCATGTCGTCGCATACCTTTGGCATACTCTTTAGTCCTAAGAGTTGAATAATCTATAGGGTCAACCAATACCTGTACTTTTCTCCGAATGACAAAGTTAGATACCTCATCTGGAGGCTGAGGAAGTTCTACATCGGTTTTACCTGAACGTATAGCATCTTCAAACTTTTTTAATTCATCCTGATACTTTTTCCACTCGGCTTCTATCTGAGAGTTGTATGATTTAACTTCGGCTTCAGTTAGCGAAGGATTAGAAGATATCTTCTGTTTAGCATCAGTTATAGAATTATATACTGGAGGCTTTTTAGAATAATTGTTTACTTTACGACAAGTAGAAGTACTCGGTACTATAGCTCTTTCAAACTTTGCCATTCTAGTAACATCCCTCTGCTGCCTTGGCACTCCAGGTTTATTCTCTTTTACATAAGCATCTGGCTTACATGGGTCATCGTTAGTAGGTATACATTGAACTACTTCTGTTTCTACAGTTTTGGTATCTGGGTCTATACTTGAAGCTTTACCAGCTTCTATACTCTGTACGTATTTAGTTTGAATCCTAAACTCGAGTAATTCTCCGGTTCCACCGGCATAAGTGTATGCAAATACGGTTTTACCTGACTGCTTTCCATTATGTATCTCTATCTTGTTATCACGAGTGTCTACAAAATTCGGGCCTCCTGACATAGCCTTAGCTATACCAACTAACTGAGAATACTTGTTTAAGAAAGTTGCTGAACCAACTATGGCAGTGCCTTCTGCAAAAGTTGCCGGTATCGTCTTTAACGAGTATCTATCTGGGTCCTGAGAGGGCTTGGAAAAATTCTCTGGGGTTAGTTCAAGCAATTTTACTCCTACTAACCCATCGTCTATCTCCTCGGAATTTTGTATCCTTGTATAGCAAGGTAAGCATGGCTTACTTTTCTCGTTGCTCTGTTTTGCCATCGCATGGTTGATTATCTGTTATTACTAAAGCTGTACCAGCTTTTTGAGAGTAATCTGTTATAATTAAAGGCATTTTACCTAAGGCTAGTTCCTTGAATACCTCTATATATTCAGTCTTATTACCCACAAACTTTGAAGGTTCAGCTTCCAAAAACATTTTTGCATCGGCAAATTCTACAGTAAACTTTACCCCCTCTGGGGTGAACTCAATTTGATGGCTCTTTATGTTTACCAATCTTACAGGACCAGATTTGAAAGAGCTATCACTGAATATCCATCCCCACTGTATTTTCAAAGGCATCTTGAACTGTAAGGATGGATGGTCTACTATTCCTACAAAGTCAGTTACTATAGTAAACTTACCTTTGTCTCCTTTACCTTCTGTGTACTTGTAATTGAAGTTCTCGACTTCCATACCAATGGGAATACCGTTGAACTCGTCCATAATAGGAGAGCCAGCACCATCGAATATGGCAAGGTATGGAGTACCATTACCGTTTACAAGAATGGGTTTGCTATCCTCCATAGTTCGGTATGATTAACTCCATATCTGCATGAATATCCTCAAAGGGATTGAGAATATCATTGGCATCTGCAATTACTCCCCACATTCCAGAATCTCCGTAGTACTTGAAGGCAATATTTTGGATTGTTTCTCCTTCCAGTACAGAATGGATTATATGGTCTGAAGATATTGCAGATATGTTCCTTTCTAAAGATACATCCCCGTCTGGGAACTTTATTACATAACTGTCCTCATAGGGACTTGTTCCTGGGATAGTAACCATAATTATTTAATTTTGTGTACCTACTCTCTCAGTATTGGAGTTTTCTAGAGAATTTACTTCCCCACCATCATAGATTACTCCAGGCGTATACTGCAACTTACTAGTGGGGATTATTTCTTCCCAAGTTCGGTTGTTTTTGGTTACCCTTTTGAAGGTGAGGGTTTGAGTTGCACAGTTGGGAAGCAACTTAAGGTCAAATGGTTGACTTACGGTATTTACTATCCTTTGACCAGTATCTGGGTCATGGTCATATCTTTTCCTCATACGAGCTGCATTCTGGAAATGAGTTAATTCGTATGGAGCTGAAGCCAGTATGAAAAGGTCGTCTTCGAATAACCCAGAATTACCCCACTGTATTCTTAAAGTAGGAGGTGATGCAGAATAACCGTCGGCTCTTGCCCAAGATTCTAGCAATCGACATTTATTCACCACATCATCTCTATGTTCTGCATCTACTGAATACCAGGATATATCGAAGGCTATAGTATCTTCCCCTCCAGTATAGAAATAGAAAGGATTGTTACGTCCCATGGATTTAACTGCAGCCCATGATGCTGAGGGTTCAACCCTCAACCTGTCTGGTCTATTTTGAATCACCAAACTTATAGCTGGTGATACGTTCAGGTTAGCAATAACGATATCGTTCTTTATCAGTTCGGAAGTCAACTGATTTGCTATAGTATAATCTATGGACCTAGCCTTTAGAATTTGTTCGGGAGAAACTCCAGCTGTTTCAGCAGCTATACGATTCTGAGTCCAATGGTCCTGAGCCTGAGCTAAAGAGAACGAACCCTTTCTGGCTACATGCAGATTCTTTGCGTCATGGGCTTTACCCATCTTATTGGGTTCTGCCTTAGCCATTGGAGAAGTAGCCCTGTTTATGAGTATCAGGGCTCTCCATACCTTATTGAGAGGAGATTGGAATATTCTCCCCTGCTCAAGGTCAGCTACTTCTTGAGCTACTTTTCCTAATGGTTTTCCTATGAGTGATGCCATGATTTATTAATTTACTCCAGCAGCTACATTTATCTCTGAATCTCTTTCACCAAGGTACTCTTCCAGGAACTTCTTGCCATCTACATTTACAGTTAAGTGAGTACCCTGATTACTTATATTATTGAGTTTATCAGTATATAATCCTAACATCTGTACTAACCATCGTATTTCCTGAATGGTTAATGCTTGAAGATTATCCTTTTGTTTATAACCTTCTCTACTAGCTTTGATAGCAGATGCTAAGTCATTGGTAGCTCTAGTATTCTCGTCTTGTGATGATTGATTATTCTTGAGGGCACTGTATATCATGGGCCCAACTATGGATATGCCAGTAATGGCCAATCCAAGGGGACCTCCAAACATACCGAGCAATCGAGAACCAAATCCCAATATACCTCTGCCTACAGAAGCCAAGGCTCCTCTGGAGGCAGCCCCTGCAGCGGCTCCGGCAGCACTACCCATTAAACCCCTAGTCATTTGACCTGCATTAGTAGTGGTTACCATAGCAGCAGGTACAGGAGTCCACCCAGTAGCTCCTCTACCGGTTTGAGCATAGTATCTACCATTAGCTCCCATCTTTGCTGGAATATTACCATTATATAAATAACCTGGTAAACCAGCCATACCTGCAACTGTAGCTGCACTTGCCCCTATACCAGCCATCCTCTGAGCTTTGATAGCTTGCTCCATCCTAAGGTACTCATGGGCAGATAAAGTGGCTTGATTCCATCCACCTACCATCAGCTTTATCATGGTTCTGAATGAAACTTGAGAGTCACCGTTTAACAATAACCAGCGTGCTCTAAGTCCCATCCATATAGAGCCTATTTTTAATCCGACAGCTGCTATAGCAGCAAATCCAGCTATCCAAGGACCGAACGGAGTTGACATTAAGTCACGAAGCTGAGATATTGCCCAACCGAGCATATCCAGAAATCCCATTATAATAGGATTCTTACCCAGGGCTTCACTGAAAGTAGTCATAAGATTCTCTGCAGCAGACTGAACAATATCAATCTTACCTGCAAGAGTTTCCATCCGTTTCCCTACTACCTCTTCGGCAAATCCAGCAGAATTATTCTGTATCTTGTTTAACAATTCGAAATAACCGTCGGTATCACGCATGATTGCAACTGCAGCACGCATACCACGTACACCGAAGATACTCTTGAATACAGCATTCTGGTCTATAGTGGATAATCCCCTAGTAGCCTCTTCTATTTTTCCCAGAATTATAGCAAAATCTTGGAGATCTCCATTGGCATCCACAAAATCCTGTTTACTCAGTCCTAATCTAGCTAAAGCCTTAGCTCCCTTGAAGTTAGGGTTGGTTAATGACTGAGTCAAGTAGTCTGCCATGTTTCTTATAGAAGTACCTGCCATAGAACCCTGAATACCTGCATTACCCAGAGTACCTATCATGGCAGCTACTTGTGGTAACTGCTGTCTCAGAGTTACCATGGATGCAGCTGAGTATTTTATAGATTCAGCTAAGTCTGCCATGGATACATTTGATGACATAGCCGCCTTAGTAAGCTGGTCTCCAACTACATTAGCTGCATTTTGACCCTCTAATTTGAAGGTCCTCATGATATTGGTCAGTAAGTCAGCTGTGCCTCCTTTACCTCCCAACTCCATGCCCGTGGCATTAGCCATCATGGCTGCACCAGATATCATTTGCTGAATCTGGTTTGCATCATTACCTGCCATTGCCAAGTATTTCATACCTGAAGCTATATCCCTTGACATGAACATGGTCCTTAAACCTAATGTCTGGGCAGTTTCGGATAACCCAGACATTTGATTTTCGGTAGCTCCAGATATAGCTCCCACTGAAGTCATCATGTCTATGAAATCAGCTCCGGTTTCGATAGTAGTGGTTAATGTTGATACTATCGAACTGGCCACACCACTGGCTATATTAGCGTACGACTGAACTGCGGTTAAGTTAGCCTGTACAGCATTCTTAGCATCCCTATGTAAACCTCGGATGACTGAGCTAGCTTCTCTTGCCTGGTTTGAAAACCTATCTTGAAGGACAAGGGCCACACCTATCTCGAGTTGTCCTGCAGAAGGACTACCACTTGTAAAAGCCATATAGTTTCAGATTTATCGAACAAAAGAGAGCTGCCCTACTTTCCTTTGGGCAGCTCTTTTTTAAGTGCATCGTAATATGCTTCGGCAGCTTCTATAAATTTCTTTCTTCGCCGCCAGGGGAGCTTTGCTAGAGTGTTAAAGTCAATATTAATCTTAGCTTTAACAATGTATAAATATACATCCTCTAGTTCTCCCGTGGGTAGAAAAAATTATCTACCGCCATCACTGGTACCATGATCTTCTGTCCCGTTTCTGGGTCTTCTATTTGAGTGGTACCTTGAAATATGGGGTCAAACCCTTTGATAGCAGACCTTATGTCCATCATATCTTTCGGGCTGAACATCCGGAAGTTCTTTACTGGCTCGTAGTTATCACCAACCTTCAGTTTTAGATTACGAGCAACCAACTCCTGATTCTTCGTACGTTCATTTGCGGGGAGATTTAACACATAGGCCTCTCCAGCTGCATTAAGAAGATCGAAGCACATCTCCTTTCCACTTTTGGTAGTGAAGTGTATTTCAGAGCTTTGTTTAGATACCGGGTAGAATGGAATGGCATTTGGTTTTGCTTCCATCTCTTCCATAGTAGGAACTACTCCATAATCGAAAAGGAACTCTTCCCGAAGGTTTATTTCATAATCTACCTCACGAGTCTGACCCTCGGCAGAACCGTCCCAAGTATACCTGAAATCGAGAATCTCTCCTAAAGAGAATACCCGAGAGTTTATCATGATGGCATACCTATCTAGTGAAGGCATTTTCTGCACATCCTCGGGAGTCAGCAATCGGGTTGCGGTCATATCGGTATCAGTTACAATGCCTGCAATGAACTTAGAGATATTCATGAAGGTTTTGGCATCTACCGGGTTGGAAAGGATATCATCATCCTCTCCATTCTGTTCCCTGATAGTTACTTCGTAACCGCTTGGGAGTTTGAAGGTAAGTTTTTTACCATAAAGTGTTTGTTCTTCCATGTTGTTGAGTTGTTAAGTATATTCCCCAGATTATAGTCTGAGATAACGAAAAAGGGAGAGTTCATTACTGAGCTCTCCCTTGGTGATTCACTATTACAGCTTCTCGCAAGTATCTACTGAGAACTCTAAATCCTCCAGAGTGTTGTCCGAACTCATTCGGTCTAAGTCCTGTCCGTTTACCTTGCAAGGCCATACTCCAGTACAAGTCCAGGAGTTGAGGATAGATACTCCATCCTCGGCCAGCTCATTGATGAGTACGGTTTCCTTGTACTGACTCGGTGTTAAACCTCCCCCGAGCAGCATATCCTGTACTGACATCAGCCAGTCCCATAACCAAGTATCTGAACCAGAGGTTGTTTCCAACTTGGATGCAGTTAAGTTACCAACCGATACTCGGCCGCCGGTCTTTACGTCGTAGTTTACATCCCCATGTGCAACCTGTTCAATAGTTATCTCAGGTACAGTTACCTTCTGAAAAAGGAAGGGGTTAATGGGATGCTTGACAAATACAATTTGCCATAAGAACTTCTTCCTTGGGTTTTTTACTTTAGCTCCTGCCATAGTATTTATCGTATTTATTTATTAGTTATTCTGGGCAGAGATGGATACTTCACCAGTGCTCTTGTTTATAGCAATGTCGATGATGACATCCATTTCGATATCCTGCATAGGAACAACCTCTTTGTACTTCAGCTGAGCCCGGTATTTACCCTGGCGAACGTCGGCCTCGTTATTTATCTGAAGCTCATCGTAACTCTGGGCATCCTGATCACCTATCCACTCGTACGAGGTTATGGCATTTCGGGTCTGCAGATCGTCCAGAATATCTTTTGCTTCGTAGTAAATAAGTTTCCACGTATCGAAGGTATTAGGCTCTTCGATGTAGCTCTCCAGAATTGGCCGAAGATTTTTCTTCAGGTAGAGATTGAGACGAACTATAGAGATGAATTTCTCCGAGTCATCTACTGGGTTCGAAGTGAAGCCATGCCATAGCATAGTACGCTGGCCCTGAGTACGGGTGTTCTTTATTACGAACAGGTTCATGTACCATTGAGCGAACTCATTAAGAGTATCTACTTCAGCAGGTCCTCCCAAGTTCTTCATAACCGGACCAAGTGCCGAAGTGATTACACCCCTATTCATACCCGAGAATGAATACCAAGGCCCATAGGTAGAAGCACAAATAGCATCGAGTCCAATTACTGAACCGAGCACATCGCATTTCTGAAGAGAACCGTTTTCGTTGTAGTACTTGATACCACCGCCGAAGTATGCCACCTCTTTCTTTGCACCAATGGCCTGTACCAAAGTCTTAAGTGCCGAAAGTGTCTCTTCAGGAGTTGCAGGAATACGAGTATCCGGAGCATACTTTGGTACTTCCACATACAGCATCTGTTCGAAGATGTTGTGTACATCGGCAGCTACAGAGGTATATACCTTGGTATAATCCGTAGGCAAGTGCTGATGTATATGAGAGAGTATTACAGAGTATGCCTCATAATAGGCTTTACTTGCCTGATAAGCAAATATCCACTCGTCTGCCGTGGGAGTAGTACCAGCATTTCCCTCAGTACACTCCATATATACGTTAGATTCCGAAATCTCATCGGATTGTACCGTACCCTCGGATATCTTACCCACCGTGATCATCGAGTTCCAATTAGAGAACTGACGAAGAATGGATATGATATCTTCCATGGTCTGAATACCCGTTGCCAGGTTTGCCATAGTACCCTGACCGTCTCCGGCTTTTCCCTGAATAGCTTCGAAAGTAATGTTTGGAGCATTGTCCAGGAAATTCTGCAGAGTATTTACATTTATCGAAGGATTGGTTACTACTCCCTTGGAAGTGTTTGCAGATACTGCCGAGAAGAACAGCATTTCGTTGAGTATACTATCATACGTGGGTATATTTGTCGTATCATCCCTACCTCCGTACTGAATCAGGCTTGCACGGAGTGTTGGTTCCGTGGATACATTCAGCTTCAAGTAGAATGGACGATTGAGATTAACCCCCGTATCGTCCAGTACCGGAGAACCCGCCTCTCGAGTACGTATTGCCATGTGCATAGAGAGACTGTTCTCAGCCCCACTAGGGTCTGATATAGTAATGGAAATAACCGAAGAACCGTCTGGTACCGATACCGAGGGAACTGCCCGAGAAGAAGCCGATGTTACCGTCATGGGTTTTGCCCAGCCATAAGAAGCCCCTGCCCCAGCTACTCGAGATACCCGAACCTTTGCACCCATTTCCAGGGCTTTCATTATGTTTGATACCGAACCGTCCGGAACTATTTCCGAACCAAAGATACGAGTGAACTGTGATGGAGTTGCAATCAAATCCTTCGGGTCTTCGAACGGACCCTTAGTAGTACGAGCTACTACATTGATTACACCCAGCAGAGGTACACTCGATTGTACATTCAGGTTCTTAAAGTTGAACCTTACTCTTGGAGTTTGTGGCATATTTAATTAGATTAAAGTGTTATTAAGCAGTTTGTCAGTCTTTGTAAGCCAATATTACATTATTTAGTCCATCCTATCTCGCAGTTAGGGTAAACACGATTAACACCACCCATTCTACGGCACCTCCTGCGAGCGTCCATAGAATGTCCTGCATGTCGGCTTTCGGGTCGATCTTGCGCTCCTTGACAACGGCGGCCGTCAAGACGGCGATTATC